ATTCTAAATCTATATTTACCTTTTGTTGGTATACCTACTTTTGGGTCATTAGAAATAACTTCTTCACCAAATTCATTAGTGGTGACGTAGTCCATGTTCATTGGTAATTCTGTTAACCAAACTCCCTCGTCATCAATTATATTACCACCTTCAGGTAAATTAAACTGTTCTAAAATCGGATTACCATTAACGTCATAATTTATGGTTTGTCTTAACGCCAATATTTTAGCGGGTGCAGTTACTAAATCACATAATTTACCTGTGGTTTTTTTTGGTTTGCAATTACTCTTTAAAAAATCCTCTTCACTTGTTGAAAAAATGGATCCCATAAAAATTGCTTGTGGTTTAATTTCAATACCATAATCTCTCATATCAAAATCAACCCTTGTAATCCCAACATTACATATGTCCTCTTCGCCCCAAAAAGATGCCACATCAATATCTTTTTGAGCATTAATTAATTGTGGTAAAGATGATAAGTCGTTTGATGATTTAAACATCGGCCCATTAAACTGACTAGCAACTCCTAATCCCATTCTTATCATGTCTGAGGGTCTTAAAGAAAAACACCCAATGTTCGATAAGTCTAAATCCATAATGATTGTTTGCATACCTAATGGTACACCAATAATCATAAAGTCACCACTATCATTTGTTTTTACCGTAAACTTGTAATATTTTTCATATACCTCAAGAACTTCTTTTCTTGTTAAAATATCTTCTCTATCAGGAAAAGTACCTGTAGGTGTATGTCCACCATATTCTTTTACATAAGGTAATAAATTGTATCTGTACCCATCTTCATTTTTTTGATCAGGTCTCTTGTATGGATATAATGTGGATATTACTGGATCATTTTCATCCATAGATTCTAACGGGATAAAAATTGAAACGTTTACGTTTGGTAATCCGTATCCTCCATTTGTTATTACCCTACCAGCAACAACCCCATAGTCGGCACAAAATCTTGTATAGACATCTTCTTGTCTAAGCTTTAATGATAAAATTTCTAAAAAATCAAAGTCTTGATTTATATTTAATCTTATATTTTTATCAGTACCGATATCGGTTTTTATCCTATAGCTTTTTTGCATTTTACTTTTTCAATAAATAGTTATTTTAATACTTTTCAAAAAAAGTAACATCAAAAGGATTAAAATAAATAACTTAGGAGAAGTCTACCGCTCTGAATGTTTTAGTTCTTACTTTAATGTCGGTATTATCGAATCTAACTTGGTAAACTTGATCGGGTTCTGCAAATATAGTATCATCAATTAATTGTATTTCTCTTGTTATTGGATCTTTATATTTTTGTGAAGTTTCAGATGATGAATACTTACCTCCAACTTTATTAAATACTTTAATTTCAGGTACACTTAATACTCCACTTAAATTTTGTACTCTTTTTCTTATTTCTGAAACATTTACACTACTACCTAAATCTCTATTTTCAGGATTCATATAATCAGAAACCTGTTCAATTATTGAAGACACGATTTCGTTTTGATTTCTATCAGATTCTAATACTGTTGATATCTCAAAATCCAAGTCAATTACTTTTGCACTATCTATAACTATGTAGTCGTTTATCATCCTATATTTAGATAGGTAAGTCGCTAAATTAGTTTTTAAATTATTAGACGCAACTTGGGTTAGTTTACCTCCAGATTCAAATGAAAGTATTTGTACAACTATTTTATTATCTTTTTCTGTTATTGAAACTTTACCCGGAGCACCATACCTACCAGGCATTGTTTCTATGATTGATTTATAATCATTAACTGTTACCGCTCTTTTTTGTGCAGCAAAATTAAAGGCAACCATATTCCTAACTTCTTCTGTTGTTGGTGGGTTTGCACCTCCAACCGCGGCGGTTACATTCCTTAACGTCAATGACTGTTGTACGTTTTTATTAGTAGATGGGTTTGGTCCGTTAATAGCGAAATCTATTGTCCCCACTTGATTGATTACTCCTACACCAACATTTGTTGCTGCGCCACCACCAACTCGATACTGTACAAATATTGTTGTATTTGGTTTTACGGTTAATCCTAACCCAATGTTGTTTTGATAGTCAGCCAAATTTAAAGGAACCCCAACATTTGTGAATTGTTTTAATTGTTCGTTTGGTGTTGTAGTACCCGCACCAAATTGTATTTTTAAATACCCTTCAGGGGTATATTCTGTTATAAATCTATTATCTGTTTGTATAAATTTACCTGCTCTTACACCATTAGCATCTACAGGTTTTGTATTGTCGTCAACAAAAACCGTATCTTCAGCTAAAGCGTCCACTTCATACCATCTGCCGTTTTCTGATTGAAAATCGGAGAATGGTGGTGTCCCTTGGAATGTCGAACCATCTTTTTGAATAATGCTAGATACACCTAAAACGTTTTTTTCCGGTAAGAAAAAATTATAAAAAGGTATAACATCTGAAGGACTTATAACTATTTTGAATACTTTTGTTGTTCCATTAACAATTACTTCTCTTTTCGTTATAACATAATTTATAATTTTATTATTAGCATCAAAAGTAGGTACTTTTGTTCTGTTAACATAACCTTGTTGGTTATATTGAGTTGAAAAATCAATATCGTATAAATTTTCAAAAGAGTTCCCTGCCCCAAAGAACTGAGATCCCGCTTTAATTTTACCTAAATATCTAATATCTTCTGAGTCACCAAAAGCAGGTACTTGTATAGAAAAATCAACAACCGCAACCGATGGTCTATAACCAGGAATTTTTAATCCGTAAGTTCTTGCAATATTATATATTGATGATTTTTGTTGAGCGTATTGTAACACTGTTTCTTGTAAACTTCTATCTATGTGAAAATGTAGGTTATCCGCAATACCAGCATTTAAATCCATTAATACTGAAAAAACAGAAGCGTCGTTAAAGTTTTGTATTAACTCAGGGTAATAGTTTTGAACGTAGTTTAATAACTCGTCTCTTAAACCAACAAAATCCCTTTGGGTATAGGATATTTTTCTATCTGCCATTATATATTAATTATCACAAATTGTTTAGAACCAAATGGGTTGTTATCTGACGAATATTCTATTTTTAATTTGGCGGTATATTCTTCAGTGTTTTTTCCAGGTAACCTATAAATACCAACATCTTTTAATTCTTCGTCTGAATTAATGGTTTCAAATTGTTGATATAAAGTTCCTTCCGCAACATAATCTTTTGGGTTAAAAATGATTTTATTATTTGATTGTTGTTTTTCTGTTAAAAGAACGTACGGTGTTAAAGTTATACTTATTATGTTTAAATCGGGTATAAACTCGTCACATGCTTGTTGTATATCTTCTTTAATTGCATCAAATGTAATACCATCTAATGGATCAAATATAAATTCATAAAGTCTAGTTCCAAAGTTTGGTAACATAAATCTACTACCCTTTCTCGTTAAAATTAAATGTAGTAAACTTGATTTAATTTCTTGATCCCTATCTCTAGATAAAGAAAGATACTTACCAAGTGAACTTTGTCTAAATGGAAAATTTATACCAAAAGTTTGATTGTTTGCCATATAAAATAAATATAGGTTAGCTTATTTTCTTATAAATAGAACAAAATAAAAAATCCCTCAACATATGTTAAGGGACTATTACTTTAATTAAAGTATAAATTAATTTTTGGTTTTAATACTACCTTTATGGTGTTTAGGTTCATATGGACAATGTAAACATCCACTACCACAACAACTACCTCTACGTTTATGGTATTCTTCAGTCATTACCATCTTCCCTTGGGTGTTATAGTAAAATTCGTTTGGTTGTAGTTTTGGACCAAATTCCCTAACATATAATTGTTGTACCCAATCTTTAGACGCACCTAAGTTCATTTTAATTTATTTTTCTAAGATTATAAAACGCTAACAAAACTTGGTATGTTAGCGTTGTATTATTTCCCCATTGTATTTTCATGACTTATACAATTTCACAGGCACCACCCGCACAAGCGGCTTCACCTCTAAGGTCAGTATTATCTTGTAACTCAATAACTTTTGTAAGATCAACATCTGACA